CGTGACCGAGGTTGGTTTGTTGAATGTTGTGCAAAGTTTTGCTTTCGTAGTGTTGATGGAGACGATTCACGCGATGCGGTAGACAAATGGAATAACCCACCACCAACTCCAGTCACTCCGCCAGAAGGCTTTGAGGATCGGTTTGAAAAAGCGTTTAAGGGCATCTGCCAGTTACTTCACGACGACGTAGATGACGATGAATTGCTTCCGGAGTTTGAATCTCACTTTGGATTTGACCTGAAAGAAGTCGCGAAAGAACAGTGGACTAAACATAAGGGGAACTGAATGACAGGGGAATTCATGAACAGCAATCAGGAATGGGAAATTTACCACGGGGACTGCATCCCGCACATGATGGAAGAGATGGAGCCGAAGTCGGTTGACATGTCGGTGTTTTCTCCGCCGTTTCCTTCGCTGTACGCATACACAAGTTCGCCATCGGACATTGGCAACACAGACACGATGGCAGGGGAAGCCAAGGTTCATCTATCATTTTTCTACAACGGGCTGGCAAGGGTGCTGAAGCCGGGCCGCGTAGCGTGTGTTCACGTTTGCCAGATTCCAAGAATGAAGCGTTCTGGTGAAGTTGGGCTTTGTGACTTCAGGGGAATCAACATCAAGATCGGAGAGCGTGCTGGTCTGATCTATGAATACGATTGGTGCATTCGCAAGAATCCACAGGCTCAGGCGATTCGCACAAGATCGCGGGAATTGCAGTTTGCCGGACTGGAATCGGATCGAGCCAAGCAACGCGGGACGATTGCCGATTACATCATCAAGTTTCGCGCACCTGGGGAAAATGCAGTTCCAGTTGTAGGCCACAATCAGGTTAGCCGAAATCAGTGGATCGACTGGGCTGAAGCGGCATGGATGGATATCCGAGAAACGAATACCTTAAACGTCAAAGCAGGCAAAGGTGAGGACGATACAAAACACATTTGCCCGCTACAGCTCGACGTGATTGATCGTTGCATTCGGTTGTACTCCAACCCTGGAGAATTGGTGTTCTCGCCATTCACAGGGATTGGATCTGAAGGATACATGTCCATCAAGCTGGGGCGTCGGTTTTATGGATGTGAACTGAAAAGCGAGTACATTGCCGCTGCTCGCAATAACATTTCGGCAGTGCAACGAAAGATGAACGCCGACAAACAAAGCGTGCTGTTTGGGGACGAGTTTGATGAAACGGGGGAAGAACAATGAGAATGCTATTCGATCCGAAGTCGCCAGAAAGTTACCGGCAATTCATTCGGTTGAAAGCCATACCAAATTACCGGTGGATTGGAAGAATGGCGGATATTCCAGATGAGTACGCGCACCTATTAACGGGCGATGCGATCATTTCCGAAGATGTGAATTACAGCCCATCGGAATTTCTGTTTGATTACCAATCGGATATTTCCAAGATGGCGATCAGGAAGCGAAAGTTTGCAGTGTTTGCGGATTGCGGACTTGGGAAGACATTGATCGAACTGGAGTTTGCAAGCCATTGCGTAAGCGTGGGGAAGAAAACCCTGATTGTCTGCCCGCTAATGGTTATTGAGCAAACGATTGAAGAGGCGAGGAAATTCTACCCGAATATGAAGATCTCCGCCATTAAAGCGGCGGATCTTCAGCAATGGTTGAATGATCCGTCGTCCGATGAAATTGGGATTACAAATTTTGAGGCCATTCGCGAGGGACTAACACAAGGAAAGCTGGGGTCGCTGCTGATTGATGAATCATCAATGCTTAAAAGCCATTATGGGGCGTGGGGAACTCGGTTAATTGAATTGGGCAAGGGGCTCGAATGGAAAGCGTGTTTCACGGGTACTCCTGCGCCGAACGATCAGATTGAATATGCAAACCACTCTGTGTTTCTTGACCATACAAAAACAGTCAACGAATTCTTGGCGAGGTATTTCATCAATCGGGGCCAAACCGACAATCGATGGGAACTGAAAAAACATGCCATTGAGCCATTTTATCGAGACCTGTCTCACTGGTGTCTGTTTCTTACGAATCCTGCCACATATGGATGGAAGGATAACTGCGGAACGATTCCGCCAATCGTGGTTCATATTCACCAAATTGAATTGACGGACCAGCAGAGAAGGCTTGCGCAGGACGCCACAGGGGACTTGTTTGCCAACAATGTCGGCGGTATTGGCATGAGATCAAAGTTATCTCAGATCGCAAAAGGGAAAGGCGGCATTGCAACAAACAAGCCGAAGTACATTCGAAACTTGGTTGAGTCGTGGCCGGAAGAGTCAACGATCATTTGGTGTCGATTTAACGACGAGCAATCGTTGATGGTGCAAGAATTCCCGGACGCTGCGTCGATTGATGGATCAACTCCGCACGAAGATCGAGTGCGGATGATTGAGGAGTTCAAGCAAGGGAAAGTGAAGCAACTTATCAGCAAGGCCAAGATCCTTGGATTTGGATTAAACTTGCAGATTGCAACGCGGCATGTGTTCAGCGGACTTCAGGATTCCTATGAGGAATACTGGCAGTGCATCAAGAGGTCAAATCGCATCGGATCTGAACGGGAATTGAATGTTCATATTCCCGTTACGGAGTTGGAAGAGCCGATGATTGCTACCGTGCTGAGAAAAGCAAAGCGAGTTCAGCAAGACACTGAAGAGCAAGAGCGAATTTTTCGCAAAAACAGCCAAGTTTTGGGTTGTTAGACATTGATCAAACGTATATCCTTGCCAACGGGGAAGCGATTCACAAACAAGGGGAATGAAATGAAGTTAAGTTTTGACAGAGTGGCGTTGACGGATGCGTTTGTTTTGGTTGCTGGTGTCGCACCAAGCCGAACAACAAAAGAAGTGCTGAAGAACGTCAAGGTGTTGTCGCGACATGGGACGATTTCCATGACGGCAACAGATGGCGAGATCGGCATTGAGTGCCTCGTTGCGGGATCGTACGATGAGTCTGGGTCCGCATTGCTTCCAGCTTTAAAGGTCATGGCAATCTTGAAGGAACTGAAGGGGGAAACAGTCGCATTAGAGTTCGATGATCGGTCGGTGAAAATCACATGTGGACAAAGCGTTTTCAAATTGCAGTCGGAAGACCCATCGGACTTTCCAGACGTGGCCGCGTGGGAAAGCGATGATTCTCATTCGATTGCTGCCCAGTCTCTTCGCACGATGATTCAGCGAACAGTCTTTGCCACGGACGACGACAGTACTCGATACGCATTGGCAGGAATCCAACTTGGAATTGAGCCTGGGGCTACCGTCCTCGCCTCAACAGACTCTCGACGGTTGGCGGTCGCCTCATTCGGACCAACAATCAGCGACAAGCCAACGGAAGCGGTGATCCCGCACAAGGCGATGCAGGTTTTGTTTCGCTCACTGGTCAACATCACTGGAGATGCGGAAATTGCCATTCGGCCAAACGATGCAATGTTTCGGTTCGATGGCATTACGATCATCACCCAATTGGTTCAAGGTCGGTTTCCAAATTACCGCAAAGTTGTACCCAATAGCCTTGCGGTAAAGATTGATATGTTGGTCGGACCGCTGTTCTCCGCGATCCGGCAAGCAATGATTGTGACTAACGAAGAGAGCCGTGGTGTTGATTTCGAGTTTTCGGCTGGATGGCTCAAACTGAACAGCCAGGCAACCGACATCGGTAAGTCGAAGATTGAAGTTCCGATTGCTTACGATGGTGATCTAATCTCAATCACGTTTGACCCTCGATACATTGCCGATTTCCTGAAGGTAATTGATCCAACTGACATGATTACCTTTGGGGTGACGGATGCTGACAGTAGTTCATTGCTGACGTTCGGGGATGATTACAAATACGTCGTGATGCCATTGGCGAAAGTGGGGGCGTGATGAAAGAACGAGATCCTTTCATTGCTGGAATCGTGCGGAACTGGCTCATCAATGAAATGAGCAAGATCAGCGAAGAGTGCTGGTGTGCTGGGTGGATGAGCGGGCTTGAAAATGTGCTGTGGGACGCTGTCTTGAATCTCCCGAATGATTTTGAATATGGGCAGGGCACAATCTCAGCAGAACGGATTACCAGGATTCGAGAGGCGTCGGAGTGGCTTGGGGAATGGATCATCTACAACGGAATCCATGGGGAAACCCCAGTTCCGCTTGATGAATGGCGGCGAGGGGAATGGACGAAACTAGGAATTTTGCGTGTTAAGGAAAAGACATGAGCATGACAACATCAAGAGGTTACTACTGCATCATCCACTATTGCCCAAACCGTATCTCAATGGAATGCGTAATGGTCGGTGTGATTCTGCTGTCTGAGGAACATCACTGGATGGGGGCGTCGATGGTCAAGGACAATCAACGAGCAGTTGCGTTGTTCAACATGACGGAACGCGAAACGTCATACTTGGAACTGTACAAAGAGTCGGTGGCTCATCGCATCAATGCGGCAGATGACGTTGACAGGAATTTTACATGGCTGAACGAATACGCCGCGACTCGTGCGAACGATCTTGTAATCACTCCTCCGAGAATGACAAGAGTGGAAGATCCGGAAACCAGCATGGCAGTGTTGTTTGACCAACTGACGAGGCATGAAAGAACATGAGTCCAAATCAAATTGAAGTTGGCAAAACGTATTGCAATCGAAGGGCCGGAAAAACACAGCGGACCGTTGTGTTGATTACCAGCCAAGATCAAGACTCCGAGTTTCCATATTCCGGATGCAAGCCGCACAAAGGTAAGACTAAAGTGTTTTTTCAGCAATATGGACTAGGAAGACAGGTATCGACAGGGTTTCTGTTGTTGGATGCGTTTGCTGCATGGGCTGGACGCGAAGTCGTTGGCGAGAAGGAGTTGCCATGAAGGTTATTGGAATGCACGGGCGTTGCGAAGTAGATGCAGGCGATGGAACCCCGATTGTTCAGCGTGAAGATGGGATGATTCAAAAGTTTTACTTTGACAAAAGCGAATCGTCGTTGTGGTACGCCGAGGACACGTCGTACGATTGGGGTGTGGGATACCTCAATCGATTTAAAAATCACGTGACATGCAACACGCCTAATGAAACCATTCGCGTGTTTTTCGTATCGCAAGAACTCCTGGATGCCGTTGGGTTCACGCTCAACGATTTTCAGTTTAAGCTGGAGTGGTCAGAGTTAACATCCGAACCGAAGCTTTCGTTCGGGTGCGTTGTTTCATCGCCAGATTCTATAGATATGGGTAACACCATTGGGCAAGAATGCTTGAAGAAAATCAAACAGGATCGTGCGAATCTCTCCCTCGACGCCATTTCAAAGCTGGCGGATTACGGGCTGTGTGCATCCACCGACAAAAAGATGCGGTGGGAACTTTATTCGTTTTTCCACATCAACAGCGATGAAGGCCACTTGCAGTCAGGGTTCCAGTATTTTGTTAGCCGGGAATTTCCGCACAATTCGTTTGGGCATTTCATGAATGCGGTTGAATCAATTCGTTGACGATACGTCGAAGGTTGTCGGGTAACTCCCGAACGAACTGCGGAGATGCGAGGGAGCCGCAGAGAGATTACGCATTTGCGAAATTGCTCGCACATCTAAACTAAAGGAGAGATAATGGATATTTGGTGGGTAAGTGTCGCGTGCATCATTCAGTCTTGCGTGATTGTTTGGCTGACTGGGTTTCTGTGTTCGTCACTCAGATTTCATCGGCAGCAACAGGCTGAAATTAAAGAATCGCGTGACGGCGTGAGTTATTGGAGTAAGTATGCGCAGGATCTGAAATCTGCTGAGGAAGATTCGAGGCATGAAACCGAATCCGCCAAGCGGGCATTGGAGGCATTGGACGAGATTCGCAGTGCCATCGCAAATTTTGACGATGGACCAATTCTGTTCTAAAGGAGAGAAGCATGTCAGACATTGAAGCAGACGTACGCAAATCAACAGACTGTTATTTTAAGAACCATTCGATTGTGGAACTGAGCCGTGACGGGGGGTTCGGTAGTTGGATGTGCTCAAAAAACGGCTCAAGCAATTTCTCATTCACCGTTACCGTGATCCCAGGTTCGCTGATCCTTACAGGGGATCTTGGAAATCTGATCGTTACGAGGCACGGAACACAGATGATTCCGTGGTGTCGAGATGCTGTTGACAGCACGATGTACTTTTCCCAGAAGACCGGAAGACAATCTACGACGCGGGAATTCTCGATCGACAAATATCGCGAATGGCTATTGCAGCAGGTTGCCGAGCACACGACATCGGATTGTGAAGATTGTGAGGCTAATGCCATTGGTAACTATTACCGAGACGTCCTTGACGACGGAATTGATGAGTTTACGGAACGTGACGCTTGCAAACAATTGCATGTTAGTGATGATTCCGGTGGTCAAGTTGCATGGTCATGGCAGGATTGGAATCGTGAGTTTCTCGTGAAGCGTGACGCGATTCGGTGGTTCGTCATGAACTACGCTGAACCAACAACTGAAGGGGGCGGGGCATGAACGAGCTGCGAGAAGTGTATCTTGGAGCTGATCTGGATGAACGTTATCAGAAACTTGGGGAATCCCAAGGGCGAATCAAGATCCTCGAAGCCGAGGTCGCGAAACTGAAGTCCTTCGAGCGTGACGCCAAATCGTATCGGGCACTCGTGCGATATCGTGATGAACAAGTTGAACACCTGCGGGACGTGATCCGTGGCAAAACGGCAGAAGAGATCGTTTCCCCAATCATTGAGGACTACGAGGGGGAATCGGATGACTTTGTTCCAGGGGAGTTCATTGTCGGTCTGTACAAAGCCAAGTTGGTCAATCGATATTACTTCATGGAGGAACTCACTGGCGATGAACTTCGAGACGCAGAACAAGCCGAGGCCGATCGACGTGAGAAGGACCGACAAGACAGCATTGAGCAGGAAGCAGAACGCCAACGTGAACTAGGGGAGTGCTGATGATCAACACTGAAGACGAATTCTGGCAGAAGATTCAAAGCATTCAAACGCGATCCCGGCGTAAAAGCAAACTGTCTGAAAAAGAAGCCGAGGAACTGCTGGAGTACTTCCAAGTGCGGAGGATTCAACAGACAATTACGGCGATTCGAAAAACTATCATCAATCACCGAAAGGAAACATCATGTCAGCGTACCACGTAATTGTGCAAGATCCGATTTACGGGTTTGAATTGGAAGGACGAAAATGGCGGTTGCAGGAACTCGCCCCCCTTGATGAGACAAGGAGAGTTAAAGTGTCAACCAACAGAGTTCGTTTCAGGGCCGACGACGAACCATCCGCAACATTCGAATATCAAGCCATGGAAGATCATTGGGGATGGAGTTTTCAAGTATGTTCGGCGACTGGGTGGGACCAGTTTCACGATCCTCTTTTGACCCTGCATTCATTGGCTGAGTTTTTGAACAACAACCATCCCCCGGTGATGAACATCCACCGAGCCTGAAAGGACAACATGGCATCGTTTAACAAAGTGATCTTGATCGGAAACCTGACCAGAGATCCACAAATCAAATACACAACCGGAGGAACAGCCGTTGCCGAACTTGGCATGGCCATTGGACGAAAATGGTTTGACAAAACAACCAACCAGCAAAATGAAGAGACAACCTTCGTTGATGTGACTCTATGGGCAAAGACAGCCGAGGTTGCCGGTCAATACCTCAAGAAAGGATCAAACATACTGATTGAAGGGCGACTTCAACTCGACTCATGGGAAGACAGGGAAACCGGGCACAAGCGATCCAAACTCCGAGTCGTGGGGGAAATCCTAACCATGTTGGGCGGAAAGCGTGACGAGGGACCAGGCGAAGAACGGCAGTCTGTTCAACCTCCTGCGCCGAAGCCGGATAGCGGCGATGAAATGCCGTTTTGATTGCAGGGTCAGGAACTTCAAACCAAAGCCCCGTCCGTAACTGGACGGGGCTTTTTCGTTTTCATGGCCAATAATCACATTGAACACAGATTTTTGCGTCAAAATGATTTTTGCTGTTGACAGCAATTGATTGAATTGCTGTAATCGGAATCATGGTAACTCAATGCGACTACAGTCCCGCCAAAACTCGCGTAAAATTCGCGAAAGGGCCTGAAATACGTACTGTGGAAAACGGACAACCGTATGTTGATCGTAAGGCAATGTCCGCACGCGCCATCATTTCGACGTCATCAGTCGATCGGGTTGGAGACATACTGCTTCCCGCAGGATGCGACCTGAAGTTTTACGCGAAAAACCCGGTTGTGCTATGGGGGCATGGCTTAGAGGGAATTGTTCTTCCAATTGGAACCAGCCGCAGCCCTGACGGAAAACTGGCAATCGAACTCGGTGAGGACATTTACGCGACTTGCTGGTTTTCGCAGAAGTCCCTTGAAGCTTCGCAGATTTTCGAACTGATTGACGAAGGAATCGTTCGAGCCACCTCGGTTCGCGAAACTCCCGTCAAATTCAAGACTCAATACAAAGACGGTCGAGCCGTTCAGGTTGTCAGCGAATGGCAGCTAGAAGAATGGTCGTGGTGTGCAATTGGCGTCAACCCTGATGCGGTTGGAAAAACGCTGAATCGCAATCGATTAGGCGGAAAGCCGATCGTGCAAAGCATTTGGAAGAGCCTATCAGCGGTAATGCCTCCGCGAAAGGTGACTGGGATTGGTTTAACTCGGGAGACGCAAATGAAAGAAAACGACGAAGAAGAAGATCGGGATGATGCTGAGACCCCATCCGACGAAGGAGAAGAATCGAGCAAGCAATCCCCGTTTGGGTCCGGGATGATCAGCGGATACCACAAAGCACTTTGTGAAGCCAATAAAAAGGCTGAGTCTGGCATGGGTGCAATGGAACATCCAGGTGCGACAGCCGCCATGCGTGGGGCGTTGGACAGCGTGAAAGACATTATGACCGGATTGAAGGGTGCTCATTCCGAGCACTACTCCAACTGTGCCATGAAAGATGAAGACGGCGGATACGAGGAAGATTCTTCCTCGGAAATGAAAGCTTGGCTCGCCAAAGGCGTTCACGAAAACACCTTGAAAGGGTTTGCGGTTTCCCTGAAATCCTTGCGATCTCAACGGAATTTAACCCCAAGTCAGCGGGTGCTGTTGATGGAAATGGAAACGACCGCCACTCGATGGGCGTCGTCCGCCAAGTCCCTGTCTGCTGCTGCCCATGCTGCAAAAGCCACGTCAAGGCCCGTTGTTGACACTCAGGCGATTGAACAAGCAAAACTGGGCGAATTGTTAGCCAAACTCAAAAAGTAACCGTGGCCGATTGGCCAAATCTACAGCCACGTTTTACGGAAAGGTAAAACATGTTGACGATTGACGAAGTTGTGAAAATGGTTGATGAAACCAAGGCCGAAAACGAACAACTGAAATCTCAGTTGAAGTCGTTGCAGTCAACTCCGAATTTCAGCGGAGTTCGACGTGACGACGAAGGGCGAACGACCGGCGAGTGGGAAGATACCGACGAATCGGTGACGATCGTTTCCGGATATCAAGGACAAGGGCATGTTGCCAAACGCCCGAAATTCGCGATGAAGTCTCTGTTGAAGCAAGGCTACAAACCATGGGGCGAGTTCAAGTCGCTGGGTGATTTTGTTCGCAGCGGATTTGAAGGCCACCAAACAACCGGATTCAAAGACCGAATGGTCAGCCACTACAAGGCTGTTCAAGGGATGTCTGAAGCCATTGGGGCTGACGGTGGTTTTTCGGTTATGCCGGAATTCAACACCAAGATCTTCAGTCGCATTTACGGAAACGACCTGTTTTCGGCAACTGACAATTACACGGTCGCAGGGAATAACATGACGTTCCTTGCGAACGCCGAAACCAGTCGCGTGAACGGTTCGCGACATGGGGGTTTGCGTGGTTACTGGACGGGTGAAGGCAATACCATCACCGCCAGCAAGCCAACGATCCGCGAAATTCAGTTGAAGCTTCAGAAATTGGCTGTTGTGGTCTACTTGACAGACGAACTGATCGCGGACAGCGGCCAGGCACTCGAACAATACGTCACAAACAAGGCATCGGACGAATTCAACTTCATGATCGGCGATGCTCTGTTCAACGGTGATGGGGTTGGCAAACCGCTTGGGATCTTGAACGCTCCATCCTTGCTTGCGATCACAAAGGAGCCTGGCCAAGGCCCAGGAACTCTCGACACGTTCAATATCACGAAAGCCAGCGGAAGATTCTTCGCAGGATACCGACCACGGGCCAAATGGTATGTCAATCAGGACACGCTGCCACAAATGCGAACCATGACGTTGGGTATCGGTGCTGCCGGTATCGCAACCTACATGCCTCCAAGCGGGTTGTCCACGGCTGCTTACGGAGCCTTGGATGGATCTGAAGTCAAGCCAATTGAGTTTGCGGCCAGCATCGGCAATCAAGGGGACGTTACCCTCGCCGACTTGGGGCAAGTTCTGTCAATCAGCAAGGGCGGAGTTGCTCAGGCGGTTTCGATGCACGTCGAATTCCTGACGGACCAGCTTGCGTTGCGGTTCACCATGCGAATGAACGCTTGCCCTTGGGAAAACAGCCCAATTACACCATTCAAGGGTAGCAATACCCAATCCAGTTTCGTCACCTTGGGCGCTCGCTAATCCTTTAGAAGGGATCTGAATTATGGCCGGTCTTTTTAATGCAGAGTTTCTTGAACTGGCGGACATTGTCCCAGCGTTCGTTCCAGTTGACATGCAGACAGCCGCAAACAACGGAACGTGGATCAACATGTCGTTGTGTGACCGCGTTGCGTGCGTGCTGTTCAAGGCAGTTGGGACCGCTGGAGACGATCCAGTGTTCACGCTGAAGCAAGCAACAGACAATGCGGGAGCCAGCTCCAAGGCTCTGACGTTCACGCGAATCAGAACCAAGATTGGGGCGATCACGACTGCCGCAAACCAAGTTTGGACCGTCGTGACGCAATCTGCGTCCGGCACTTACACGGCAACCTCCGCTGCCAGTGCGGCGGTAATCGTTGTCGAGGTTCGGGCAATGGACCTAGATATCAATGCCGGGTTCACCCACGTTCAATTGTCCATCCCAGATGTTGGGTCTAATGCCCAACTCGGATGTGCGTTCTACATTCCGTGGAATCTCAAACAACCCACCGCAGTTAACCCTACGTTCCTTGACTAACTTTTGAAGGGAGAAGCCTCATGGCGATTGACAAGAATATGGTTGATACCGAAATGCAAACAATGGCTGAAAAGCTGGCGTTTGAGATTTTCAAGACTACGCCTCACTCTGCGGGAAATGCAGAAAGATGCGCCATTCAATCTTTTCGAGCCGCGAAAGCGTTCTTGGATGTTTCGGCACAAATCAGCTCAAACAGGCTGAACATTTTTGCGATTGACGAAAATCCGTTGGATGATGCTCATGCTCCGAACCTGACCAAGACCAGCCCAATTAACTTGATGTCGAAGGAATGGGGTTCTTTGGAAAAGGTCAAGAAGGCCATGAAAGACCTGCAAGACAATCCAACGGCGACAACTTACGAAACTTACGGTTGGGGTCCATCGGAAGTAGCGCAAGCCAGATCCCTGTTCCCGGCCAAACTCGAAAAACTTGGAAAGGCGTAATTTATGGCGATCAATTCGACGGGATGGCAAAATGCCCAAGAAGCACTCAGGGGAACGACAGCTCCGTCGTTTTCGAAGGTGTGGTGGGTTGACTCAAGCGCCACTTCAAATGGAGAAACCGGAGGGTACTACCCAAACTTTCCGGCGAACACGCTAACGGTTGCTCAGTCGCTGACAACTGCGGGGCGAGGTGACGTAGTGTACGTTGGCCCGTCTCACACAGAGTCGGTTGTGGGCGCGGCGGGTATTACGTTGTCGGTTGACGACGTGTTCTACGTTGGTCTCGGGACGGGATTAGCTCGTCCGGTAATCACGTTTTCCACATCAATTGCTGCTCAAATGGTGATTTCTGGAAACGGGATTGTCATTCGGAATATGGTATTTGACTGCACTGGAATTGATGCAATTACTGCTGCGATCAAAGTGACTGGGGCAAGCGTAGCGTTTGAAGACTGCGAATTCATCACCAATACCGGCACTGCGGGTTGTGTTCTTGGGATTTTGACTGCCGCAACGGCAACTCGATTCCGCGTTGAGCGATGTCGGTTTACTGGCCCTGCGGTCAACACCGGCACAACCACGACTGCACAGATCAAACACGAAGTTGGTACTGATTATGTCATTAAAGACAATTACTTTGTTGGCAAAACAACCAATGCTATTTTGAACGCTACAACGGTTCTTCGTGGATTGATTGACAACAATCGAATCGTGACCACAGGAACCGCTGCGATCAACATGGCAGCGGCATCAACCCCGTTTATCACGAACAACCGAATGAACGTGGCAAGCGGAACTGCTCCGATTGTTGCTGCTGCTGGGTTTATGGCCGGTAACGTGTACTCTGCTGCTGCCGGCGTTACTGCCGGAGCCGCCTCTACGTTCTAAGGTGTAGCATGGCTTTGACAACGCTTGCGTCCGTTAAGGCTCAGATGGGCTTATCGCCCGCTGACACGAGCAAGGATACGCAAATCAAGGTTTTGATTGATGGCGTATCCTCGTACGTGAAGCAGCAACTCAATCGCGATATTGAAGCCACGGATTATGTCGAGTATCAGTCGGGCGATGGATCTGCTCACCTGGTACTTCGACAGTCTCCGGTAATTTCCGTTACATCGGTTTGTTATGACAATGCAGGGTATTTTGGAGATGGCCCCAACGCATTCCCAGCGGCAAACAACTTAACTCCAGGCGTCGAGTGGTCTCTACTTGATGGATTAAACCATAAAGGCGGGCAGGGGATTTTGCGTCGAATCGGCTCTGTCTGGTATGGTAGGCCGTCACGATTTACAGGGACCGTTGCCAATCTTCCCCCAATCCCGGCAGGCAATTTTAAGATTGTTTACCGGGCAGGATACGAAGTGATTCCGCCAGTGATTGTGATGGCTTGCAATAGCTTGATTTCCAGCATGATCATGCAAGCATCGGTGGGTGGTGGGGCGTCAAGCCTTGGGTACGAAGATGCTTCAGTTTCACTGTTTGATCCGACGATTGCCGCGAAACAATGGGGGTCTTACTCCCACATGCTTTCTCAGTTCCGTTCACTTCCAGTTTAAAGGGTAGTGGATGCTAAATCGTGCTATCGCTCGCGGACTGATGGGGATTGTGCCCGAGAAATTCACATCAACGGTGACGCTACTCCCCGAGTCAATATCTCCAACTGTCTTGACGTGCTATCAGTGCTGGTTCAAACCAGTCAATGTCACGTTTACGACGTATGGAAACGTGGCAATTCAAGGTGATGAGACGCTGCTGAAAGTTCCAGACGATCAGTTGAATCCAGCAAACAATGGCCGCGAGATTCGGCCAAGAGACATTATCACGGTAGACGGAATTGGATACAATGTCATTTCTGCCAGGCTGATGTCGGTCAGAACGGTATGGGAATGCCTCGTCAGAAAGTCGATTGTGTAATATGGCTGGAATTTCCAATCACTTTGATACCCTCACTGCGATTAAAGCGGTGATTGACGGATTGGCGTTGACGGGATTGACGGGCGGAACGGTAGTTCAGGAAGTTCCAAATTACTTAGACCAAGCGCAGACGCTGCCGTTCATTTCAATCAGCCCTTTTGGCCCTGAAAAGATGGGCGATGAACTTAACGATCGAGACGGTTGTTATTATGGTGTGCTGGTGGCAATCATCGCCAAGCGATTGGTAGCGGATTTAGAGCAACGACTTGGTTGGAGGCAATCCATTCGAAGAAAACTGAATAACACTGCGATTTCAGGGTTAGGGCAAAACTACAATCTGATGGTCGAGCCTCAAAATGCAGTTGAACTTCGGGCATTCTTCGATCGCAATATGTTCGTCAGCAGTATTATGGTTCGAGCGTACTTTCAGGAGCCGCGAACATGACTGACACCCTGAGTATTTCGGGAGAAATGTTCGCAGATGTTGCGAGTGTTGTTGAGAGAACAGATTACTCAGCGTTGCTTCGAGAGTTTCGATACTCGATTGCCAACGAAAAATCTGAAATGTTCGAGAACCAGTCGGATGTTCACGGAAACCCATGGGCGTCGTTGGCAGAAAGCACTATTCAGAAAAAGGGCCACGATACAATACTGGTGGAAACGGGAGCACTTAGAACTTCGCTGGTAGACGTAGACGGAGAAGGGAATTTCAACGAGGTGGATTCACACAGTTTGACGTACGGATCGCTTGTGCCGTACGCTCTGGTTCACGAATCTGCGTACGGAAATCGGCCCGCAAGACCGACGTTGGGAATCAGCGCAGAACTTATGGCGGAATTTGAACAGAAGGTACTTGACAGAACGATTGAAGAGATGAATAAATCGTTGGAGCAAGTGCAAGATACGACGGTTTGGAATGTGCCACTTCCGCCAGCGGGTGGAGGATGGAACTTCAACTTGCCGTCAATTTTCGGAAGCGGCTGGAATTTCAAGCTACCTTAATTGAGAGAATTATGAACGTGAACAATTGCCAGATCGTCAGCGTGCCGGACGATGCAAACAAGGAAGGGTTTTCTTCAACTGTGCGTCGCGGAGACATCCTTCGAGGTCCATTCAACACGATCAACGAAGCTATTCGGTGTGCCCAATCATGGGATCAGACTGAATCGCAACCCGTTCCTGAATCCCCGCCAGTAACAATCCAACCAGAAACGGAACAGCATGACTGAATCAATGGGTTATCTGGCGGCACTTGCAATGCAGCCATACGCGAATCTTGCGGCAACAACGACGTTTTCAGCATCGTCAGCACGACTTGAGTTTTACGATCACGATTTGAAAGAATCGATTGAGCTGATTCAAGATGATGGGCTTAGAGGCACGCGGACGCGAGCCAGCGAACGACTTGCTCTTGGGAACATCAAAATTGGTGGTTCAATTTCGTTTGAGCCAACGCCGGCGGAACTTGTACTGTTGATGCCGTTCATTCTTGGAACAGCGTCCTCCTCGGGGTCGTATGTCGTGGCAGACACGCTTCCTAACCTTTACTTGCTGGGAGATTTCGTCAACAAATGCGTGACATTCACGACGAGAGTCACAAAAGCAACATTCAGCGGATCGCCGGGACAAAAGATTAAGCTGAAACTGGAACTTGTTGGAACAACGATCGGAACGATTGCAGCACCAGGAGTGATTCAGGCGGCGGGTGTGTTTGCGGCGGCAAACATCCCTGCAATGGACCTCACGGTTCGCCCGTACATGTTTTACGACATGGGAAGTGGGATCACGATAAACGCAATTTCGTATGCGGTCGATAAGTTTGAGTTGGCGATCGACAACAAGATTGAGCCAACGTACATGCAGGGTCAAACCGCCACGGACCTCGAACCAACCGATCGGGTTATCACGCTCGGAATTCAAACCAAATACACGTCAACGGAATCTGTTCTTCAGACCGATACGCGAGCAGGTACGGCACGAGCGGCGTCTGTTGCGTTTACTAACGGGGCAAACGTGTTCTCGTTTACGTTTGGGGCATTGGTAGCAATGCCCGAAACTGTTACAGTACCTGGGCGGCAACATTTGCGATTGCCGCTCAACTATCAAGCGTACGGTCTCTCGACAACAAAGGAAGTTGTCGTTGCACTGCCCGCGTAACCCTTGGGGAAAGACATGACAAGCTATATTTCAGACGGCTACACACGAGACGACGGTTACATTGCTGCCGCACCGGAGGAGTCTTCAAACGGCGAGCGGTTGTATGAATCGCTTGAATTCACATACCGACCGGCAACGAGAATGGAGCTTGTCAGGCTTGATGCAGAAGTGGAATTTGCATCGAAAAGCAAGGAGTTTGATCCAGAGTCCGTGATTCGTGCGGAAAAGATTGCTTGCAAATTCATTGCAAGCAAGATCATCTCATGGAACTTGACAAGCGTCGGGATTCATCCTGTTCCCGTGTCAGCGGAAGCACTTGAGCGAATGAACCCTTATTTGTTCGGGAACCTATACCGAATCATTCGAGGATCACAAACCAGCGATGTTAAGCCAAACGTACTGCCAAAGCCATCGGACGAAGATCAAGTAAAAAACTGACATCGGGGGTGCGATTGAAGATATTGCATCCCGAAGTCGCTGACAGGAACTGCAAACATTGCTTGGTGTATCAGTTTGACGACACAACAGGAGAGTTGCAGTTTGGGCGTGATGGAAAGCCGGAACTCAGATTGCTGAATTCCGGCCCTTCGTTTCTTGCGGCGTGCAGAGATCCGAGTCGCGGATGTCCAAAAGGAACTCCTGAGCATCCAAAAACCTTGTCAAGCGACAATCTGAATTGCTTGCAGCATTACCGAGAATGCGAAGCGGTTGGGCAATTCCCTGATGATGCGGTCGTTCGCAGAAATGCAGCGATCATCAAAAGCGTGTTGGATTATTGCGACAAGTCCAAGGCTAAAGAGCAAATGAACCTGATGATTAGGGCAATTGCCAAATGTCTGCCACAATAAAAGATATCATCGTTCGGATTTCGGCCCAAGGGTCCGCAGAAGCCGCACGATCATTAAATTACGTTGCGACCAGCATTAAGGCAATTTCATCTCTAGTGCAAGCCACAGCCGGAAACACTGCATCGGCGGTAAACGCCGCAGTTCAGGCTCGCGGAACCGCATCTGCGGATGCTGCAAGGTTGGCGGCAGCGACAGCCCGTGAGCGAGCAGCAACTGCGAGCCTAGCAGCACTAGTTCAGGCGGCAGGTCCGACACCAAGCCCAGTGGACGCAAGAAGAATTGCCGCAGCGCAAAATCAAGTCGCAACTCTAGCACAGAGGACTAGCGTTGCCGCATCAACGGCAGCTACATCAACGCAAGAGGCCAACGCTGCCGCTGTCGCCGCTAGGATTGCAGGTCTTGTCAACCCGCTGGTGCTATTGACGGCAGCGGTAGCAGGAAGTTATGTGGTGTGGAGAGAGCTCCAAGTACACATAAAGGCTCTCGACCGTGAGATGGCACGCATCAACACGACCGTCATTGGCGTCCGGTCTGAGATAACCGCAGGCGACACGCTCCGCAACGCCAAAATGGGATTGCAGTTGTCGAATACGACGACGCAATTCGACGATTCATCGCGATTGAGGGCATTCACTCAAGAGAATCGAGGAAACACGGAGTCCCGCATTCGGGCAGAGCAAGCAGGATCAACCCGAGATTACGCTGGCCGACAAGAGATTCGAGAACGAGAAGAGCGAAGCCAATCGATTGTTGAGCGAGGGAACGAAGCACGATTCAAAACCGCGAATACAGCAACTCAACAGGCTGAATTAGACAAAGCAAAAAAGCAGTTTGCGGAAGATAAGGTGTTTAGTGAGGACGCCCACAAACGCAAACTCAAAGCAATCAAAGATGAGAGGATTGAACCACCAAAATTAAGCCAAGGCGCAACTGCTGTAATGGGGGCAATGGGGGGCGCGTTGTCGTTAACTCCATTTGGCGGATTGACAAGTGCGGCGATTGGCGCAACGCTTGGAGGATATGCCGCACCATCTCTTGGGGCTGATGTTGAGTCACTTGCAGGCGGTGGAATGACAACTTCACAAGTTGGAATCCACAACGCGAAGTTGGACTCCGAGGCACTTCGGGAACAACTTGAGAGAAAAAAACAACTTGCAAAAGAATCGGAGATTGATGCTGGGTTTGCCGCAAAATCAGTTGAACTCGGGCGAGACAAATCAAAGTCTCTTGCGGAACAACTGAACACATTGCGGGAAGCCACGAAGGAGGCACGCAAAAACTTCGAGCAAGATAAAGAGAAGATTGCCGAGAATCGCAGGACGGTCGGGGGGATGACACCTGGCATGAGAACGCGAATGAAAAACATAGAGGCCAAGCGACTGCGGATGATGCAGCCTGGAAACACGGAAACATTCAACCAATCGGAATTGGAACTGCCAGTCCCTGAGGGCACAAAAGCCGCAGCCGCCATGAGAAAGCAGCGGGAGCAGCAAGGACTTGAAGGCGGAAAAGATATTCTTGAGCAAGACATTGATATTAAGAAATCCGAAGCTGAAGCACAGGCTACTGAGGCAGCACAAGCGGCGGAAGAACCGGATCTTGTTCAACAGATCAAAGAAACTGGGGCAAAAGAAGAGGCTCAAGTCAAGGATCTGATTAAAACGATTCAAAGTTCGTACATGGCGACAAAAGCGTTTGATGACCTAGAGGCCACGTTTAAGGCGTTGGATGAAATCATTAAATCGCGAATCGCTGCGTTGAAAAGGTGGGTGTAATGAGATTCTTTTACGGTGGATACGTTCACGAAAACTCCGAAGTCAACTTTTCGGCCATTTCCCGCGTCGTGCTGTTTTCCGCGACTCAGCGAGCGAACAT